GAAATTCTTGGAGTTCGTGGATAACATCGTTGCTGACTGTAATCAGATGGTTCAGACTGCTAAGGCTAATCGTGCTCCACGTAAGCGTAAGGAAGTACCAGCTGGTAAGCAGGTTGCCAAGATGAAATATCTCAAAGAGTTTGCAGAACTAAACCTAAAGTCTGTGAACCCTGCAAGTATCATTGGCTCAACAGAAGTATGGTACTACAACACCAAATACAAACATCTCGGTGTATACAAAGGTGAGAATGGTGGCACTCTATCAGTTAAGGGAACTACCATTATCGGTTTCGATATTAAAGAATCAAAGCGTATGACTCTGCGCAAACCTGAAGAATTCTTCAAAGGGTTATCGTTGGGTAAACGTGCATTGAACAGTGCAATCAAAACATTGAAGACTAAACCAGCTGTACCGAATGGTCGTTTCAATGAAGAAACTATTTTACTTGGAGCATTTTAATGATTTTAGTTGATTACTCTCAGGTAGCTCTGAGTAACATTCTATCGTTTCAACGTGAGTTGAAAGGTAGCGAGTCGGAAATTAAAAACCTGATTCGTCACGTAACACTCTCAACACTCAAGTCATACAAAAAGAAATATGGCAAAGAGTATGGGGAGTTGGTTATCTGTTGCGATGGACGTAAGTATTGGCGTAGGGAGTTCTTCCCTAACTACAAGTGCAATCGTAAGAAAGCACGTGATAACAGCGATCTTGATTGGACTCTAATCTTTGATACGCTGTCGCAAATTCGTGATGAGATTGCACAGAACTTTCCGTATAAAGTTTTACATCTGGAACGTGCAGAAGCTGACGATATTATCGCAGTAATGGCTAAGTGGTGTCAGACTAATGCATTGGTTCAGCAAGGACTAGTAGAAGAACCACAGAAGATTTTAGTTGTATCTTCAGATGGCGACTTCATTCAGTTGCAAAAGTATGATAATGTAACTCAGTGGTCACCTATTCAGAAGAAATATGTCAAAGCAACTAAGAAAGAGTTGCATGAGAAAACTATTACTCACATTGTTAAAGCAGGTGATGATGGTATTCCAAACATCCTGAGTAATGATGATGTGTTCCTCAAAGGCGAAAGACAGAAACCTGTTTCTTCAAAACGACTGCAGGAATTTATTGAGAATGGTTTTATTGCATGTAAGACTGACGAAGAACGTCGTAACTGGCATCGCAATCAAACACTGGTAGACTTTGAGTTTATTCCTGAGGATGTGTCAAAACAAATTATAGATACCTATGCGGATTATAAAACGACATCCGACAAGATGACGATAATGAATTATTTAATCGCCAATAAATGTCGTTTACTATTAGATGAATTGGAGGACTTTTAATGTCTACAAAATTAGTTACTGAGATGTTGGCTGAGATCAATGAGGACCCAGCTACTATTACAAAATATAAAGATAATGGTGCACTGCGTTTGATTTTTGAACATGCATTTGACCCAGAGAAGAAATTCTTTTTACCTGAGGGAGATCCTCCATTTAAGGAAGATGCTGCACCGATTGGTATGAGTCCTGCAAATTTGCATATGGAAGCCAGAAAGTTGTATGTGTTCTGTCGTGCGGATTTGAATAAACTGCGTAGAGAATCTTTGTTCATTCAGTTGCTTGAGAATCTACATCCTTACGAATCAAAGTTAATTCTCGCAATCAAAGATCAGAAACTAACAAAGATGTATCCAAAGATTACACAGAAGTTAGTAGCAGAAACTTTCTCATCTGTGCCTGCTCCAGCAACAAAGGAAAAGAAAGTAAAAAACTCTCAGGCTCCAGCAAGTGGAGCCACAGCTTAATTGCAAGGTTTGCAACCAACAAAACTTTACTTGACAGAATTGTAGTTTTGATGTATAATTTTATTATGAAATTTGTGAAAGGAAATTCAAATGCCTAATTGGTGTGATAATGCTGCAACTCTTACTGCAAGTAAAGAGAAAATTGATGCTCTCGTTGCTGTCTTAGAAGATAAAGACAATCAACAAGTATTTCAACATTTACGCCCACGTCCAGAATCTGAAGAAGAAAACTGGTATGAGTGGAACTGTAACAATTGGGGTACTAAATGGGATATCTCTGTCATTGACTACGATCGATATGATGATGAAACTATTTGGATCTCATTTGAAACTGCTTGGGCACCACCACTTGCACTCTATGAATTCCTGTTTGAAAATGACTGGCATGTAGATGCTGTATATCATGAAGGTGGTATGGGATACTGCGGTAAGTGGGAAGATGGTGAGAGTGATGAGTATGAATACAATATGGACGATCTCGAATCATTGGAAGCACTTCCCGAAGAAATTAAAGACTTCACTGGTTTAATTGATTACTACCACAGTCGTCAAGAAGAACTTGAGATGGAAGCAGAGAACGACGCATATGAAGAAACTGTTACCGAATGGTATCCAGTCGAAGTTAATCCTGAACGTGTTGGATATTATGAAACACGAGAAGACAACAGTTGGCCATTCTATAAATTTGCATATTGGAATGGAAAAAAGTGGACTATTGATGATAAAAAACCAAAAGATCCTATTGGTTTCTGGAGAGGATTGAAAGATGAAGCAGAAGTGGATTGATGCATTTATAGATACAGCTGAGAGATTTGCTCAGCTTTCTTCTGCTAAGAGGTTGCAGGTTGGTGCGGTTGTCGTCAAGGATAATCGCATCATTTCCATTGGATATAATGGAATGCCATCTGGTTGGACCAACGAATGTGAAGAGGTAATTGAAGTTCATGAAGATGGTGGTGTTGTCACAAAAACAAAAGATGAGGTAATTCATGCTGAAGCAAATGCTATTCTTAAACTTGCACGTGATGGTGAGAGCGGAAATGGCAGTAGTCTATTCTGTACTCATGCTCCTTGCATCCATTGCGCTAAGTTAGTTCATGGCGCAGGAATCAAGAAAGTCTACTACAGACATTCATACAGAGATACTATAGGTTTGGACTTTTTAGAAAAGTGCAACATCGAACTCGAAAAGGTTTAATATGTTTATTGAAAAACATGAATGGTGGACAACTCCAGTTTGGGAACGACATACTGAGTTTGATAAAGAATTCAATTCTACATTATTAAAAGAAACTATGTCAATAAACCCCAGTCAACATGGGGTTGAATTTAATATTTGGGATTTAGATACACCCAACATTACAATTTTAAAAACCAAAATTTTCGATACTGCTGAAGAATTTACTGAAACTTGGTTTAACTCGGATTATAAATTTACTCCAAAAATTCTTAGGGGTTGGATCTCTCGTCAAAAACCTCAGGAGCTTTTACCTCTACACGACCATGGAAATGTTGTTATTTCTGCTGTTTATTACATATCAACACCAGAGAACTGTGGAGATCTTTTGCTGGTAGATCCGAGAAGTGCATCTAACTGGAACAGAGAAACTGATAAAGGTATTGATGGGATTAGATATAAAAGAATAACTCCAAAGGAGGGTAAACTTGTTTTATTTCCTGGATACGTATCGCATATGGTCGAGCCAAACAGATCAAACCAAATAAGAATAAGTCTTGCGACAAACATTGTAAAGAAAATCTCATGAAAATTATATTAATTGATTATACCAATTTTGGTGTATTATACACTTCTGACTATACAGGAAATAATAAAGTTCGCTGGGACTTTGAAATATTAAAAAACTGTATTTTAGATACACATGTAACTTTCATCAATAAGCAAAATTTTTATGATGAAATAAATCAGAGTTCCATTAAAACTAATCTATTTAAAGAACGACAAGGTATTATCAGTCGAGGAAATACGTACGAGATAAACGATTTATTTAAATCAAAACAGAGAAAAGCTGAAATGATTTATCCGCTTATTCAAAAATTAACACATGCAGTTGCTTCTAAGTGTTTAAAATATGCTCCATATTTTTATGTTCCGATTGAAGATACTATTGGGTTTGAATTGATGACTAGCAATCCAGAAAATAATATTTTCAGCACAGGTATTCGTCAGTATGCCTCAATTTTAGATATATCAAATGAAGAAGCATATCAAGAACTACTTTTGACCAATCAATCTATAAATGCAATCAAAATGAAAGCATACGCCACTGTAAAAAAATATGAGCGTATGATTCGATCTGTTGAAACTCAACAACAGGCAGATGAAGTGATGTTAAATATAGAACAGAAACTAATTCGTGAAACTTTCATATGAAATTGATTTACTATAGTCCAGGTACGTTTGAACAAATATCAGATAAACCTGATATAAAAATTTGGATGGCATTATTTGATTTATATCAATTAAATATCAGTTTCGTTGATAGAACGAACGTCATTCGAACTCCAATAAAAACAGAATCCCCAATAGAAACCAGTTTACCTGTTTCATCTAGTTTTAATTTATCTTTTGATGAATGCGCAGTAAAAACAGCTGAGCGAATTTATAAAAAACACGAATCAACTGGAGTTCCTATTAGATTGCATTGGAGTGGAGGTATTGATAGTTCAGCAGCAGTAGCTGCGTTTATTGATTTATTGGGTGCCGAAAAAGCATCGAAGACAATTGAGATTGTTATGTCCGCAAATGGGATGATAGAAAACCCATACATGTGGGAAAAAATTATACGAAAAGAAAAGTTTAAAATCATTAACTCACTTACTTATGAAGATAAATTTAATTCTGAGTATATTGCAGTGAATGGTGAAGGTGGCGACCAAATTCATGGAGGTGATATTTATCGCCCACTTATAAGTAAGTTCGGTCCAGATATTTTAAATAAAAACTGGAATGAAACACTGGTTATTGAATTCATCAGAATGAGAACTAGCCTCAATCAAGATGAATCTGAATTTCTCGCACAATTGTTGATTAAACAAATTCGTTTGGCTCCAGTCGCAATAGAAACTATGGCTGATTTTTTCTGGTGGTTGAATTTTACATGTAAATGGAATTGTACTTTCTATCGTTTATTGACTAAAAGTGTTTCTCCGATCGAAAGAGCTACAATAAATAATCACTTCTTTCCATTTTACTCGAGCGAAGAATTTCAGTTATGGTCAATGTATATGCGTCATGAAAAACACAAAGGTAATTGGGATACATATAAATGGAAAGCCAAAGATTATGTTTGTAAAATTTTAAAAGATAATTCTTATCAAGCTAAGCATAGGCAAGGAAGTTTGACTGTTGTTATGAGTCATACACCTAGATATGAAGCTATTGATTCCAATTTTAATTTTCATACCAAATTAAATCCATTAGATTGGTATGAACCAAATAACGATTTTATAAGGTAGTAATATGAAAAAGTGGCTTGAATATCAATTTAAGACTCAGGTTAAAAACTTTGACTGGGACAATCTAGTTTGGAAAGTTGAAAACTTAGCAGAACCATTGAGTGCTGCATTTCAAGATATTCGTGATAGGTTTACTGATGGCAAAACATTCACAGAGTACGAAAATGTTTTCATGCGTGAAGATCATATCAAACGCACATCAGCAAGTACTGGTGGTGAGATAAGTGAGAATGAATATCGTAGTTACCTAAATGAATACTTTGATCTAATGAGTGGTCAGAAACACCATTATATTACAGAGTTTCATCAGCATGAAGATCTTATCAGAAAAACTTTTGCTGAAAAGTTTAACTTGAAACCAGAAACAGTTAAGTTTCGTGTTCAAGTAGAAGTTCCTGGCAGATATTTCGTTGTTCATATTGATCGCAATCGCTACAAAGTTTGGGACCAAGAACCAGAGATGCGTTACGAAAAAGTTGCAGAGCAAGTTCAGCACAAAATTTTTGTGACATTTTTACAAGACCAAGAACTCGGACAGATTTTTGGATTCGGTAAGAAAACTATAAATTGGAATTGTGGAGACACAGTTACATGGGAACATCAAAGTGTTCCTCACTACACAGCAAACGTAGGATATCATACTAACTTTATGCTAGTTACAACTGGCATGCCTAATGATTAAGGAAAAAAATGAAAAGAGTTTTATTTGTTTTATTATTGAGTATTTCGAGTATCGCTTTTGCGAGTCAAAACGTAATAAGCGTTTGGGCATTTAATATTGCTAACGTCCAAGGTAGCTACTATCGTGCATTACTAGAACAAGCCAACCAGAATCAAACAAAGTATCAATTCATCCCTGAACATAAGCCAGGAGCAGGTGGTTCTATTGCTGCTGTGTATGTAAATAACAGTGAACGAATTACTTTACTTGGTACTGCAACAGCATTTTTTGTTCGTCCTTATTTGTATGATAATGCTGGTTATACGTTTGAACAATTTAAACCTGTATATCTTATTGCAAATAGCCCAGTAGCTTTAACAACAAAGAGTAAAGATTTAAAAACAATCTTAGCTCAAGATAAAATTTCAATTGGAACTGCTGGTCCAGGATCTGGTACTCATCTTTATGCGTTGAAGTTTAAAGCACATCACCCAAATAAAGAAATCATAGTGGTGCCATATAAAAGTAGCACAGAAGCACTGCAGGATGTTCTTGGTGGACATATTGATCTGGCATATGAATTTCTTGGTGATGCAGAAGCCAAAGGTGTTAAAATCTTGGGTACTACTGGAACTAAGAAAATCAAAAACTATCCAATGTTAAAAGACATGGGGTATGCGGATAATTCTGAGTTTGTTGG